TTACTACGTTGAGGAGATGGATTTTAACGTGGTGATGGCTAAGCTTAACCGTTACCTAGTGCTCTCATCTAACGTAGCTTTGTACATTCGGCCGTACGAAGGGGAGTTGGAAGCAACGGTAGTCCCATCCTACCAGTACAGCTTGGTTGCTGAGTCTTCTGGTCACTGCGAGGCTGGAGCTGTTGTGTTCTCCTCGTTCGTTCAAGACGCTATGGTTGCTCCTCAGTCGGCACAGTATTCTGCTACTGGAGTTCAGAGCCTAAACGAGCAACGCGGGTATAAGTCTGAGGGTGATCTAGTAGCTAGCAACGAGAAGTCCTCCTCACAGAACGCAGAGAAGTTAATCTTCTGGACTGAGGAACAGCACTTCACGACTAACGAAGAAGGCTCTAAATATTTCAACCCTGAGATGGGCCAAGAACAGTTCTTAAATCCTATTCAGGAGATGCCGGTAGTTCTTGTCTCACGCGATAGAGATAACGATGGCCTATGGGCAGTTCAAGGCGAGGATATGATCGACCTTGTTATGGCGCTCCAACAAGGCTGGTCCGATCTGGTTACCATCGCTAAGAATGAAGGCTTTAGGATCCTAACGATCACATCAGAAGAAAAACCGGCTAAGATGCAGGTAGGTGTTAACCGCGCTATTTGGCTTAAGCTAAGCCCGAACGGTCCACAACCTACTATCGGGTTTGTTCAGGGCAACTCCCCACTGGATCAATATAAGAACTTATTAGCTGAGTTGTTAAAACTACTTCTCGCTACTAACAGCATGAACCCAGGCAGCGTGGGTGGATCAGGTGGAGCTCAGAACTTTACTTCAGGCTTCCACGCAATGATCGCTATGGCTGATGCTTTGGAGGCTATCGAGTCAGATAAGCCTCTCATGCTTAAGGCTGAACAGGAGTCATGGGAGCTAATCAAGAAGTGGCATAACTGGATGCTAGATATGAACATGCTAGAGGACGAGGCCCGTGTGCTTGGTAAGTTCTCTGATGAGTTCCAAGTATCAGTTCAATACGCAGATGCACGCCCACTTGAATCAGAAGACGAGCGCATTGCACGCGTTAAGATGCTTCTGGATATGGGCCTGCTCACTCGGATGGATGCTCTTAAGAAGCTGCACCCAGACTTAAGTGAAGAACAAGTTGCTGCAAAACTTGCAGAGATTGACTCAGAGAAGTCAAACAACATGAAGCGTGCTCAGGAGATGTTTAAACCGAAGGCCGCAGTTAGTGAGGTGATGACAAGTGAAACAGAAAGCAAAAGCGAAAGCCAAGAAAGCTCCCAAGAAGAAGAAGTAATCAATGAAGGTTGAGTACATCTTTAGCCCGTTTGATTTTGTCACTGTAAAGCAGGCTGATAAGTTAGACGGGCTTACTTCCTCTCAGAAGGCTGAGATTGTAGATAAGGTTAGAGACTTCCTACTGGAGGCAATTCCCTCTGATATGGCGAGTCAAACGTCAAGTGTGACCGGATCTAAGTTCGAGCCACTCTCTAAGGAGTACGCCAAGGCTAAGAAGGCGGCTGGTAAGGGTGGTAAAGCTAACCTAATCTTCGAGGGTGATCTGATCGATTCTATCCGAGTGCGTAAGGGATCGGACTACAGACTTAAACTCACCGTGTTAGATTCTCAGATGGGTAAGGCTGACGGGCATAACAACCACTCAGGTGATTCTCCCTTACCTCGTAGGGCATTCATTCCCAACGCTGACGATGATGAGACGTTCCGCCCCGCTATAGTAAAAGAAATTAAAAGTATTGTAAGATCAGCTCTGGAAGAGTTCTCGGAGGACTGATGGGCATACGAGTTAACATCACTACTGACGGGCTTCAGGATGTTCTTAAACAGTTAGAACGTCTAAAAGATCCTATTGATAAGCCCACTGCTGATCTAGTTGGTAAAGAAGTAGTGGACGAGATGAAGTCTCTAATTGCCTCGGGTAAGTCACCCATCGCAGGTAACGGTAACTTCCCGCGTTACATTAACCCTAAGAAATATCCAGGTAAGCAGAAGCCAGCGTCACCTGTGAATCTATTCCTAACTGGTAAGTTCTTAGCGGCATTACGCGCAACTACCAAGAAAGGTGACACGGGGATTGATACCTACGTTGGGTTTCGATCCTCTAATCAATCTAAGAAAGAATCGGGGCATAGAGAGGGAGTGAATGGGCAACCATCTCGACCAATTATTCCTGATGGCGATGAGTCATTCGTGTTATCCATCAGAAAAATCATTAGGAAGATCTACGAGGATAGGATCGACTTCTTGACAAGGAAGAAATAGCTGATTGACTGGTAGTTAAACTGTTCTATCATAAGGGGAGATTTTAAATGAGTGAAGAGACTAGCACGAATGTGCAAGCAACTGATCCGGCGAATGCTGGCGGTGAACAAGTAGAGACGAAAGACCAAGCAGCAGAAGTGAATGCTCGGCTTCTAGAAGAGTCTAAACGAAATAAGAAGCAAGCGCAGGAGTACAAAGCCAAACTCGAAGAGATGGAGAAGTCCAAACTCAAAGAGAAGGAAGAGTACAAATCGCTTTGGGAGAAGTCCGAAGAGAAATTACAAGGACTTTATAAAACTCTGGTGAAAGAGAAAGTAAGAGCAGCGGTTGGAGAGAAGGCGTCAAAGGCAGGCGCAGTTGATCTAGATGCTGTAATGCTTCTCGGTAATCGGGAGTTGCTACAAGTAGACGAGGAGACGTTGGAAGTTCACGGCTCTGATTCTTATGTAGAGGATCTCAAAAAAAATAAGGCTTACTTGTTTCAGACTGCTAAGTCGTCAAACATAAACGGCGTAACCCCTGGGGGCGTAGTCAAGGGTACAACTAAACAACTCAAGGAACTGACGATAGAGGAGATTAAATCTCAGCTTCGTTCCCTCGGGTAACAAAGGAGATTTCAAATGGCTGTAGTTGGTAACACAGAATTAACCGCAACTAAAAACGCACTCATCGCTGCATTGGTTCAGCGCGAATTGATTAGCAAGGCTGTTGTCATGCCTACTATTCTCGACGCTTCTGCTTATGCTGTTAAAGGTGCAAAATCTGTAGCATTCCCACGTGCTGGTTCGTTGTCTGTTGAAGACCGTGCAACGATCACTCAGGCTTCATTGGTTGGTGTGACGTATGCTGTTGATACGATCACTTTCAATCAGATGAGCACGATCAGCTGGCTCGTTGATCCACAAGATGAAGTTGAATCTTCGATTGACGTTCAGGCTGATATGGCTGCACGTGCTGCTAAGGCTCACGCTAAGAACTTCGACACACTTGTGATCGCAGGACTTGAAACGGCTTCAACTGCTACGACCACTGTCGGCGCAATCAGCAAGGCAATCTTCTTGGAAATGCGTCAGTCTCTTTTGACTGCTAACGCAGATCCTAGTCAATTGACTTTCTTGTGCGGCCCTGACTCTGAGTCTGCTCTTTTGAACATCGGTGACTTTGTCCAATCATATGCTTACGGCTCTGCAGTTATCCCAAGCGGTGTGCTTGGTAAGCTGTTCGGAGTTGAAGTAAAAGTACAATCAGGAATCGGAGCTAACGCGTTCTATATGTACGATAAATCTGGATATGGTTTTGCTATCCAGAAGTCTCTACAGATGGACGAGCGCGCAGCTCCTGAGTATGGCAGCGGCGCTGTGCTCAAAGTTCTTGATATGAAATGGGGCCATGCTGCTCTTGAAAACAGCTTGCTCCTTCGCAAGGACAATAACTAATCGTGATTATAGCTGGGGATGGTTCTTCGAAACCTTCACTAGTTAGATCGTTTTTGAAGGCGGATTCGGCTGAAGAGTTGGTCCGCCTTCAATTACAAATGAACGTCATGCTTATGGGCAGGGCGGACTTTACTGATATCCAGTTCGTAGATGGATTTTGGTACGCTTGGTTCTTGGTTGATGTGGATCTGCATCCTACAATTATAGGCGGCATCTATGGCACTGTCTCCAGCACTTGAGGATAGAGAGTTAGGGAAGTTCCGCGAAGCTGGTTCTGTTACATCTAGTCGAGTAGCAGTTAATTTAGAGGGTGCACTACAAGCACCTGACACGACTGACGCAATTACGGTTACATATCCTTCTTCTGCTGTAGAAGTTTACGCGTTTAGAAATGGTGGAGTATCAGGAACTATTCTGATGACTCTCACAGTTACTTACACAAATGCATCTAAGTCAGATATTTCTAGCGTGGTGAAGACGTAATGCCACTAAAGATAAATCCGATTACAGGTCAGCTTGATTTAACTGGAACAAGCGTACCTTCTGGGACTGTTGATACTGATAGGTTTAAAATCTTAAGAGCATCTCTGTCTGCTTTTGATAAAGTTCAATCAGTCACTTATTTAGATTTAGGATCTGCATACGAACGGATTGACACTGTTCAATATTCTAGTGCGTCATATCCTGATGCAAACATGACAAAGACAATTACATGGGCAGATGCAGGAACTATGAATCAGAGAGTCTTAACAGAAGAATTAGTTGCTTCTGTTATATCTCCTGACTCGCTAAGAAAGAATTACTTGTATACATTAGTAGGTATCAGATACCGAATTACTGGTTTTAGTTACGAAACATTTTGACGGGGGATTGAATGAGATACGTAAAAGCTGATTTGTTAGAGGATACAGTAACGACTTACGATCAAACTAAAACTACTCTCGTTGGGCGTGCGTTTGAGAAGACTGTAGACAGTAAGCAAGCCATCGGTCCATCTGTTAATAAGTTCTTGGATATAGTCTCAGATACTGCAATTGCACTTGGAACAAACGGTATCTACATGACAGATAACGGGCGTATCTTTGTTCTGAGCACAGAGTCTGCAACCACTTCAATTGTTTTGTATGAAATGAATTACGATACAGGAGTGACCACATGGATTGGTCGTATCTTGGTATCGATGCCAGACACAGCAGCTACCACAACTATTTATCGGTCACTTAAAGTTCTCGATACAGGAACGACTGGTTGGAAGATTTTCTTAGTTACCACTGGTAGCGTATTGATCAACGGTGGTGTCTTGTTGATTAATAATATTGATCGAGCTGACTTTGTTCAAGTCGGTGTCCCGACGATTACATTTGCAACTTCTAATGATCAAAAGGCTGTTTATAAGTTAGATGATCCATCGGCAATTGGTGTTGGTAACTTACTAACCGCCGCTGCTGGTGCTGTATTAGACTCGGCCGCATCTCGTTTGTACGTGCATAATGGTGTTGCAGCAACGCACCAGTACTATGTTTATAATACTGCTACTGCTCCAACATACTCATCTGGAGCTGTGACTGGAGTAGCTGCTACCGATATTATTTCACATGCTGGGCACACGTTCGTTGATAACGATCCGGTTGTGTTCACTTCTATTACTGGTGGAGCTGGTATTGTTGTAGGAACTGTATACTTTGTTAGAAGTTCAGTAGCTGGAACTAGTTATCAAATCTCTGCAACTACTGGTGGTGCGGCTCTTAACTTCACAACAGATATTTCAGCAGGAGCAGTTGGTAGAGCGTTTGGAACAACTGGATCTAATTGGGTACACAAGACTGGTAACTTACCAGCGCTGACCGGAACTCTTTTGCTTACAGACTCAGAAGATCAAGCAACACCACAACACACAACTAACTCTGGAGCAAGTTGTGCGTTTTTTGCGACTACCTCAAATATTTATGTTGGACAGCTTGCAGACCTTACAAGTGGGGCAACATCGTGGCCAAGCCTAGTCACTGCTAATATTCTTGGATCGGCCAATGAGATCACAGCACCTACTGCTACATACGCTGCATGGTCTAATGCTCTAGATAAAGCACTTATTTCTACTGGCTCTACACTGATCATGAAGCAAGTAGTGAATAACGTAATTGATCGCGTCTTTGGTGGCACTTCTAATAAGTATCTAGAAGCTTTTGGTCACGAAGCGATTGAACTACAAACTGCTACTGCAATTACTGGAATGGACGTTGCTAGTGGTTGGATTGGTTTAATGAGCAGCACGACTGTTGGTCAACGTGGAGTTATTCTGTCTGATCTTAGGTCAGACTCACTGTTTGATTACAGCTATGTGGTCACAAAAGTAATGGATACTCCAGATGCAGTGTATCGATTCATGACAACTGTAGATTCGCTTTATGATTACACCGGATCTCTTGAAGTCTACTATCGCACGAGTGGATTTGGATCTATCTCTGGAGGATGGACTGCAATTCCGTTTGCGGCTGACTTAACTGCATTTGCTTCTGGGCAACAGGTACAGTTCAAAATTCTTTACGCCACGCTTGGATTAGATACGTGTATCCCTGCTCAGTTGTGTGACTTCTTCTTGGGATATGAATCTCTCACGGATAATTCAGATCACTGGGAATTGTCTGTTGATGATTCTGATAATGGCAATCCTTCACGTTCAGCGTTTAGACTGAAGTTGGCTTACGCATCAGTGGTGCCAACTCTTTACTACAGAGCATACGACCTCAGCAGTGCGCTGGTTGTAAACCACAACACAGTTACAAACGCAGCTCGTTTTGAGTACTCCACAAATAGTGGTGTTAGCTGGAACGTACTTGGAACAATTCCGAATACTGTAGGAACATTAGTTCGTTATACTTTCAGCACGCCTCCAGGTGTTGATATTAGACCAAGCATGCGGGAGGCGTAATGGCGGATATATTCACTAGTAGTGGCGCATATCACGGCACATTTGTAATCGGGACGGTAACATCTGACCCTGTATTTCAGATCTGCGCTGTTGCTAATATCAATGCATCTAACCAACTTGAGGTTAGTTTTTGGATCAACCAGAACGGACAAAGGGTTGATTCAAACTTAGGTACTGCTGATTACGTTATTAGAGATAAAACTGGGGCTCTTGTGTCTGGAATGTCTCAATCCAGTATAGCTGCTGACGTGAATGGGTATTTTCATATAACCGCTGTAAGCGCTCCACTGCTATATGATCTAACTCACTTTATCTTTGAAGTTGCAATTGACGTAGACGGAGTAGAACGCGCAGCGAGCATTGGACTAGTGCGAGGCGAGTAGATGCGTAGAATACGGCACCTAGAGCAGAACGATTACATCGTCACGATAGGTAGCCGAAATGCTTCTTTATTAGCATTATCTAATAACTGTTACTTGGATCGTAGTTGGGATAGTGGTCCTCGTCCTGAGTATGCTCTTAAGATTCACGCCAAATTTGACGCGTCTACAATGCAGGGATTACAAATTGAAGTAAGCCTTCAAAGTTCCTATAGACAGGCTTCTGTAGCAGTGAGTTCTATTTCAATCTACCGAGTAGCAAATGGAAGTTATTCTAAAACACTAATTGGTTCATTTTCTCCAACCTTAAGTGGCCAGTCGTGGGTGTTGACGCTGACTCAATCACAACTTGGATCAAACGAACTTAGCGGTGCAGAAAGTTATTACATTGAGGCTAGTGCAACACGTAGAGCACGTTCATTTAGATCCGTATTGTATGTAAATCACTTAGGCGTATATGACTCGATTACTCGATTAAGGCATGACCTTGAGTACAACCAAATAACAAAGTTGGATGAGTAATGTTGTTTGCATTTGTTAACGATAATAAAGTGATCAGCATTGAGGACCGAGAGTCTTACGAGTCTATTGATAACACTCATCAGTTCCAAGCGGTCATCGATATCTCTGCGCTATCTCCTCAACCAGTTGTGGGTTGGTTGTTTGATAAGGGTAAGTTGATCTCAAACCTGAAGCCTTTGTTACCTAGACAGCTAAGGTTGTCACTGCTTGCAAACGGAATTACTCCAGATATGGTTTTGGCTGCAATTGAGGGATTCCCTGAGCCAAATAGAACTTACGCAAAAATCGAATGGGAATATGCAGTTGAGATTAAACGATCTGAGCCTTTAGTTGCAGGGCTTGGCGCTGTTTTAGGGTTAACTGCTGAGCAGGTTGATAACATTTGGATATACGGGGCGAAGCTATGAGGTACTTAGTACTGACAGGCGGCGGCTCTCGTGGTGCTTGGCAAGCTGGCAGGATGCTAAAACTCTGGGAGTCTGGAGTCAGATGGGATGCTGTTGTTGGTACATCCGTTGGAGCTGTAAATGCTGTTGGGCTTAGTTACCTTGGGCCACAGGGAACTGTAGATCTTTGGCGTGAGCTCAAGGGAAGAAGTTCCGTAATGGCTTTGAATTTTGCTTGGCCGTGGAACTATACCGGAGTCTATAACTTTAACCCGCTTAGAAAAATGCTTGAGAGCAAGGTCAAGGGATTGACTCCTAGCATACCAGCGTTTGCGTGTGTTGTTGATAGTCGCCGAGGGAATATATTGCACCTCCCGTTAGCTGGCCCAGAATCTACAGTTGCTTCTCGTGTGGTTGCATCTTGTGTGGTGTGCGGTATACAGACTCCAGAGGCAGGACTTGTTGACGGCGGTCATCGTGAGATTGCGCCAGTTACTTGGGCACGCGATCAAGGAGCTATTCAAGTTGACGTGATTGCTACAAGCCCATCTTCTGAAGAGTTAGATTTTTCAGAGCCAAAGAAGGGTAGTTGGTTTCCTGCTATTTGGTATGCGATGCGTGCAATTGATATGATGACTCACGAAATTTGGCTTAGAGATTTGGACGCAATGCCAAAAAAACAAGTTAAAGTTCACGCTCCAGATAGCTCTCTTGGAATTGACACGTTGGATTATAGTCCTAATGCGATTTTAAAATTAATCAACTTAGGCTATGGCAAACAACAAATTGCAGATAACATGCAACTACTGGAGCCTAAATAAATGATTAACCGACGCGTTACCAGAGTTGTTCTAAACTCCACAGAAGTTACCTCGAAGCTAACCACGCCTAACGGGGCTGATTACGTTCCGGTGCTTACTACCTCCGATGCGCTTTACCTTGGTTATGTAGGCAAGTTCGCATCTCGTTATGTTCAAGTGAGTGTGGTTAACGACGTTGTTTCGGCTCTCACTGTTGAGTACTGGGACGGGGCAGCTTGGGTGGCAGTCGATGATTTAATAGATCAGACTGCTGTGGGTGGGGCGACGCTAGCTCAGAGCGGGTTTATCTCGTGGGTTAATAAAGACGACTGGGCTGAATCCTCTCTAGCTGGCGTCGATACTGACGTTCAGATGTTCTGGGTACGAATTAAAGTCTCAGCTAACCTAACCGCTACCGCTTCGATTAAATCAGTTCTAAACTTATTTAGTGATGACGCACTCCTACGTGGATACTTCCCTGAGCTCGTCTCAGATGTGAACTACCTCCCAAGCGGTAAGACTAATTTTCTAGATCAGCACGTTTCAGCTAAGGATTTAGTGGTGCTTCGCCTTAAGCAGCGCAAACTTATTAGCCACGAGAGTCAGATCCTAGAGCCTAATGACGTGGCAGTAGCTGCTACCTATGCCGCGGCGATGCTCATCCTCCAGCCAATCGCCACGAGTGAAGCTGTTAAATCCTTGCTAGCTATTGCTACAGCAGGCTTTGATAACGAGATTTCTAAGGTTGATTTCTCTATCGATGCCGATCAGGATGGAACGGTAAGTGAACAAGAACGCCAACAGGTATCAGAAGTGTGGGTTGTTAGACGATGAATCTTGCTGAGCAGATTTATGACAACTTAGTTACGATCTGCGAGGATAACCTAACTGGCTGGCAACGGCTTAAGAAGGTATTCGATCCAGAGCAGAATGACTTTCGTAACATCGAGCAAGCGTTCGGAGTGCGTCACGGTCCTGCTGGCCCTGATACTGACGCCACTAAAGTATTCATTCTATCTCACACGTTTGATATTATTTTAGCGGATCGCGCTGCTAACAGAGACAACGATATGGCTGTTCAGGAACGGCTAAACGCGCTGTACTCTAAAGCGGATGATATATTTAAAGAGTGTGTTCGGAGTAAGCTAGATCTGTATTTTGTTACTCACGTCGATGGTCTTCAATTCCAGGAGCCTGCTGTATTGGAGAACGGTGCAATACTATTAACGATATCTATAGACGTTAGATATTATTTAGATCCCTACTAAGGGGAAGGAGGCTCTAATGGCATTATCTGATCCAAGAATTATTTTCGGTGTTCACTCTGTGACGCCCTATTCTCGAACTACTGGCGAGTTCTATGGTGAACTTCGCGTGCTTGGTGGTTCTTCGCTTAGCCTGAGCGGTGAACTTGCGAAGCTAAACGGTGGTAGCTTGAAATACCCGTGGGCAGTGGAAGACGGTTTGATCACTGCTGAGTTGGCTTTGAAAGTTAAGGAATACCCAGACTTCTTGTTTGAATTGTTCCTTGGCAAGCCTCCTACTTCTGTAGGCGTGGACGCTGCTGGTGCAGTAAGCACTCCTGTAGAGAAGGTCGGAGCCACAATGATCAGTGCAACTGGACTTGCAAGCATCACTGTAACTCCATCCACTGGTGCAGCTAACCTGAAGTTCGGCAAGTACGTTGTTAAGGCTGCTTCTGCTACGACTGTTAACGTCTACGCTGCAAGTGATATCGACTTCGCTCACGGAACTGATGCTGCATTCTCTTCGGATGCTCTGTTGGTTGCTGGACCGCTTACGATCACTGCTGCTGGTACAACTGACGAAGCTACTCTTGGACTTCGGTTCACTGGTGGAGCTGGCCCGATTGCTATGACTGTTGGCGACTTGGCTACGTTTGAAGTCCTTCCTCCATCGACTAAATCCATGTCGGTTGTGGTTGGATCTACTTCTGACGTGTTCCCAGAGTTCGGTGCTCTCTGCTACTCGAAGAAACGCGGTAACCTTGAGATGTTGGAACTCGACCTTTACCGCTGTAAGGGTGTTGGAATGCCAATCGGTCTTGAGGAGAACGCTTTCTCAGAAGCTGAGATCAAGTGTGAAGCCTTTTACGACGCCGCTCAAAATGGCATCATGAAGGTCCGTCACATTACTCCTAGTTAAGATCTGCTTTATTCTTAGGGCTCCTGGGTTTATCCTGGGGGCCCTTCTTTATAATCTTACGCTCCGCATTGAACGCCGCCCACCTAAGCCAAGTCGAAACATCCCCGTTAGCGTAGATCCTAGCCAAACCTCTGATACGGTTTAACTCGTAAGACGATACCCGAAACGAGAGCATGATATCCTTAGTTTGTTCTTTCATGTAGTACGCATTATATCCCTAGCGCGTGAATAACAAGTCAGATATTTTATTGGAATGGAACTTAAAGATCTATTCCCAAGCAAGCCAGAATTTACTCTCTCAAGCACTGGCAAAACTTACTCTCTGCGTATCCCTAATCTAGAAGATCGCGCTAAGTTCCGTGAGTGGTTTGGTACTGACGATAATATTCAGAAGGTATTCAACGAGCTGCAATGGGACGTCATCGCAAAATTAGTGTTCCGACTCCTAGAACAGAAGTCAGAGTTTGAAGCAGTTAAAGAAGCTGGCTTTGATGACGATGGCGTGAAGGTTACTTACTTGGTGACTGGCCCTGCAATGCTTATGCGTGCGGTAATGAATACGACAGAATCAATGAGCGTTTTAACAGCTCTCATCTCTGCTCTACGCGCTGGTGATCCTCTAATTGATAAGGCCATGAAAGATGCCTTTGAAGATAATCAAAAAAAAAACGATCTGAACCAGACTGGGGAGAACTCTTTGACGTTATCGCATCTCAGTACGGGTACACTCCAGAACAGTTTGGCAAACTTACAATGAGACAACTCAGTGCAATGCTAAAGCAGATCGACAAGCGGTTGCACAATGAGATGAGTATTCAGGCGTCATTCCACGGTATCAAGATCCCGCAGCGCGGATCCAGTGAACCAACTCCTGCTGTAGAGACTTCAGAAGCAGAAGTAATGGCGATTAATAAAGCTAGACTAGAAGCCAAGGCAAGGAAGGCCGAGGAGTTCGCAAGACGTTATGGCTGATATTATTGTAAAGATTAATGCAGACGCGAAACAATTTAACGATCAGATCGATGCCGTTAAAGAAAAAACTAAAAGCCTAGAGGAGTCTCTATCATCAGTAGCTAAGACTTCCGGACTTATATTTGGTGCGATCGCTGGTTCTGCTGCGCTTGCAATCAAGGCTTATGGAGAAGCTGAACAAGCAGCTAATGAATTAACAAACTCCCTAAAAAATCAGGGTTTAGAGAGTCAAAAAACAGCGAAGGGCACAAAAACACTTGTCGATGCATATAAAGATTATGCAACAGCGGTGTCTAAGGCCACTGGAATTGACGATGACGCGATAACATCTGCTCAAGCAAAACTACAAACATACATTGGACAGACAGAAATAACTCAAGAGTTAACTCAGGCTTTAGCTGATTTAAGCATCAAGACTGGTTCGCTAGATTCTGCTGCTGAGAAATTAGGTTTAGCATTCCAAGGCAATACTGGATTTTTTAATAAACAAAAAATCGCAGTTGATGAGAACGCTACAGCGCAAGAGAGATTAGATCAGGCTGTTGCTGGTGTTAGCAAACGCATGGGAGGGCAAGCTGCTGCTGCTGCCCAAGGCGTTGGTAGCATCAAAAAACTTAACGTCGCTGTAGGTAATTTATTAGAAGATATTGGTAAGCAGCTAGCACCAGCATTTGAGAAGGGTGTTGTAGCTCTAACTAAATTTATTGAGTCAATTGATAATGACGCTGTTGTAAGCCTTGCCGTTTCATTCGGTAAGGTTTTAGCAGTTATATCTGGTGGTGTAGCAATTCTATCTAGCGGCGCACTTGCATTTATTAAGATCAGGCAGGCGCTAAATATTGCAACCATCGGTCTTAGACTGATGGGCATAGCGGTTGGAGGCCTTACAGCTGCAACTGGATTAGGCGCATTAATAATTATAGCAACACTAGTTGTAAATTACTGGGATGACATTTGGCCAAGAGTTAAAGCTGTGTTTGTTGGAGCGATGGTTGGAATTATTGATTCTGCCAAAGCTGTAAATAAAGTTTTGTCAGGTGTTTTTACAGGTAATTTTGAAACAATTCTTGCCGGTGTTGAAGACTTTAAGAAGAGCATCTCGTCTGGAATTAATGCCGGTAAAGTTACGTTTGAGTCAGAGACTAAAAAAACTGAAACATCTTCAGGATCAAATACTGAAAAACTAAAACAAGACGAAGCTGAAGCAACTGCAATTAGGGCTGCTGGGATTGCAGAGCGCAAACGTTTAGATGATTTAAATAAAGAGCAGAGCGCAAACACTGCAGAAATTGCTGTTCTACAAGCCCAACAAGGATCTGAAGAATTAATTAAACTAAAGCAGCAAGAGAATGAGATTCTAAAACAGCTTGAGACTGAGAAGAATTCGTCTATTATTGAGGCTCTGCAGTTACGTCTCGAAACAGTTAAATCTTTAGAGGCCGAAGCTCGTACTGCTGATAATGAAGAACGAGCAATCTTTGATGAGCAGATACTAGCTAAAAACGAAGAGTTCAACACTCTAAGTAAAGAACAGAAGGCAGTGTTTTTACAATCTCAAGGAGCAGCACTAAAGGCTTCTATTGATACTGAGACTGAAGCCAGAGTTAAATTTATTTCAGCTCAGCTTCAACAGGATATTGCTGCGCATAATACATTCCTACAAGAACAACAGAGATACGGAACTGCATACGCTGCTATTAACCAAGCAATGAACTCTAACGAAGTTCAAGGTGCTTCTAAAGGTGTTAGCCAACTCACTGCGCTTCAATCGAGCAAGAACCAAACACTAAAAACAATCGGAAAAACAGCCGCCGTCGCTGACATTGTGATCAAGACTGGGCAAGCTGCGATGGCCGCGTTCGCTGGGTTTGCTGCTATTCCTATCGTCGGGATCCCACTTGGTATTGCCGCTGCTGGTGCTGTTATCGCGTTCGGAGCTGAGCAAATCGGTAACGTCGTTGCTGCTGAGGACGGTGGTATCGTTCCTGGGTTCAACACTGGTGGTGACTCTCGTCGCGCAATTCTACAGGCTGGTGAGTTAGTTGTGCCTAACAGGAATGTTGACGAGGTGATTAACGCTACTGCTGCGCAGAGAACTAATGACAGCGTGCAAGCTACCTCTGGTGTTGGCGCTGCTGGCGGTGGTCAGATGGTATCAGTGAATCTCGCCTTCTCAGGAGATAACGCAGAGAAGTTCCTAACCGCTAAACAAGTCGAGAGCCGTGCACTTGGCACGATTAGAGAGGCTTCATAATGGCTATCACAGGACAAATGAAGGTCTTTAAACGCAGTAAGTGCCTACTAAACGACGGTGCCACAGTGACGGCTAGCTCAGGAGGAGCGAGTGGTGACTTTATTATTGACCGTAATCCTATTACTTACTGGCGCTCTGTTGGTTCTACTGACGCGGCCACCGAGACTGTAGAGATTGTTTTTACCGCTGCTCAGACTCTGGATCGTATCTTCCTGATGGATCATAATTTTAAGTCATTCACTATTAAGTACGATGTGGCTGGAGTGTATACGCACTTCGCTGGGGTTACTGGGTTAGACGGCGCGATGGCTAACATTACTGAGACAGTCTACGCACGCGACACGAGCTATTATGAGTTCACTCCTGTAACCACTACGAAGATTCAGATTTCTGTGACCACGACTCAAGTGGTTAACGCGCAGAAATACTGCTCGCAGATTATTGCTACCGAGGAGATGGGTACACTGCTGGGTTATCCACAAATCAAGGGGCTAGAATTAAACCGAGATCTGCAATCTCAGAAGATGCTCTCTGGCAGGACGCTGACTCAGAAGAGTGACGAAACGGTGAAGTTCTCACTAGACTTTAAAGATTACCCTAACTCCATGGGAGCGGATTTCGATCTCATGTTTAGGATCCACGATCTAGAGACAAGCGTGCTGACTTGGTTGTGTGGTGGGCGCTTTGGATCTGATTATTTTAGGTATCAGATGCGCGGGTACAGGCTCAGAGATGTTTACCCAGTTCAGATGAGTACCGCTCCTAAACCGATCTATTCAGATAACGTTTATGTAAACGGGTTGAATATGAGCTGCTCATTCGTTGAGGCGGTTGAGTAATGGGTAATCTGAACTATAAAGTCTACTTCACTCCTCTGGTTAACTCTGACGCTAACACTTACGGCACAGAGATTGACGTGAGTGATTACATCCGAGTAGACGGAGTGGGTTCAATTCGTAGGTCGATTGACGCATCTGATTACGATGTGGGCGTATTTGTATTCTCGGATCTGGAGCTCACTGGGTTTAATTATAACGGCTATTTCAACGATGATGATCTGAGATCGATCTTCGAGAGCACTCGGGATCGATGCAAGGTACGTATTGTTTTTGAGAACGCATCACTGGTTAGAGACTCCTCTGGAACGGTGCTTAGTGAGAGCGCGTCTACTAGCATTACCTTTAGAGGACTTATTAACGACGAGGCTACTCGTGCCGATCTCACAAACGAGACTATTCGATTCAAGGTCCTATCTCTTGATAGCGTCCTAAGAACTTCTAAGATCTCTGGTGGTGTCGTTACCGCTGGGATGACTGCTAAGCAGGCGATTGAGTCTATCCTAAATGATCCTCGCATTACCTCTGTTCTGAATTTCTCGGCTGGTGATATTAACCCGTCTCTTAATTTCGTGATCGATGTGGGCTCATTCTTTGACAAGAAGTCAGTCAAGGAGGGGTTAGATGCGCTGATGCTTGCTTCTAACTCCGTTCTACTGATCGACTCATCGCAGAATATTATCGTGAGAGACAGACAACCGGATGAGACTAAGCCAATCTTAAATCTCTACGGCAAGTTTGATATCCATCGGCGTGAGAATATTATCGATATCACGTCCTATAACAATGGACGGCAACGCATGTTCACTAGCTTTAAAGTGAATAATGTTATCCGAGACAACCCGCAATTCATTCAGGCGTTCGGGCTCAGGCAGAAGAAGATCACGTTTGATTTTATCACCACTGGCTCAGTGATTAACGCTGTTGCTGATGAGTTGGTTAACGAGTTCAAGGCACCAAAGATTGAGCTAGCCGTTAAGGTCGCTACTGATCTAGCGCGTAACGTGGATCTACTGGACCGTGTGTCAGTGAATTACCCGCTGAGACTTAAGCCAATCGAAGGTAAGTTCCTGCCGATTGTAGGGATCACCAAGATTGACGATGCTGATATGCCGATCCCGTATCAGTTCGGGGCACTAGCGATCCATCCTCGAATTGCGTTTAAGGTTATCGAGATTGAAGACAACCCAGACTCGATGACTTCCGTTCTCAAGCTAAGGCAGACTGGCCAGAATCTTGAGGATGGAGTGTTTGACGTTGCTAATAACGTCATTGTAGATTTTGCAGTAATTGATTTTGCAGTACTAGAATCTAATGGAAGTTTTGATGATCAATGGAACCCAAGCTGTACAGGGGCTGCCAGACTTGGTAGTACGAGAGTCGCATGAAAAACTTATTAGATCACGGCAGTATATGGCTTGAGCACAAGGATTACCCTGGGTATTTATTTTGCCCAGAAGGTAAGGCTCTACAGTTAAAACCTACTTTTAGATTGGTCACAGAAAGATTTGGTAAAGCTAAAAGATATTTACAGTGGAGAATAAAGAAGAACAATAAGTGGTCTTACCCAAATGCACATAGAATTATAGCCGAGATATTTGTGCATAATCCAGATTCAAAACCATGCGTGAATCATTTAAATGGCAATAAATTAGATAGTAGATCTGAAAATTTAGAATGGGTAACGCACAAAGAAAATGCGGTACACTCGTTCAAAGTTCTTGGGAATATTGGACTCAAGGGAGAAAAAAACCCTATGTCTAAATTAACAGAGAATATCGTGAATTCTATTAGAGAAGACTTAAAGGTTTGTAAGTATGGCGATCAAGTAAAATTGGCAGCCAAATATAAAACAACCCCTGCAATGATCTCAGTGATCAAATCGGGGAAGGTGTGGGCTCACCTAATTAAACCCACAGGGGGATAAATCTATTGCTTCTAATACTTTAAATAATCGTAGTTCTGGAGAGACAATCACAGCAGCCTTCTTCAACGATATTCACACGGCTCTTGACGGTGACTTTGTCGGGCGTGGCGCAACCGGGGTACCAGAAGCAGGAAAAAACTTAGGAAACGTGGCCACTCCGTGGGGGACGGTCCGCGCTGGGTCAGTAGTAGTATCCGGCCAAGCAATCGATCCTGCTCTAGCTTCAATTCCTCAGAACGTGATTATCTCTGGAGCTAAGCGCAGCTCTAGCAACCAACCACAATTCCTAGATCCAAGCGGTGCTGGATTATCTCTCACTGTTATCGGCACAGCTACTTCGTTGGTTTACGATGTGAACGGAACTGAGACAACGATCTCCGCCGATATCGTAAAGAGTTCTTTGACTGCCGCTCCTGCTGCTAACAACACAGCGCTCGTTAACGATGTAGATGCTGTGGATCAGGTTGCTACTCGCTTGTGGGGAGAAGATGGACGCAGAGAAATTACGATTGACACAGTGGGTTCTGAAATCTCCGCGCTAGTTGGTAAGTATGCCAGCTTTAAAATTGTAGGCGTGGCTACTGAGTACTTCTACGCGTTTGTTAAATCGGCTACAAAACTTAGCCAATGCCGTCGTGGTTATTATTTTGATCCATCTGGTAACCCGATCAAGCGCACCGAGTTCTCGAATAACGACACGATTACTCTCATGAAGACTGGTTATTTGTTTGCTGAGAATAACGGCACGACGATTGACGTGAGTTATAATAATCCAACATGGAGTTTTGACTCTCCTGCTGGCCCTGTGACTGGTGACTACTGGTACGATCTAGCTAACCTAACCTGGAAGCGTTATGACGGAGCAGCGTTTCAGATTATTAACCGCACATTTATCGGCCAGTTTATTACTGACACGACTGACTGTGTAGGCGCTCGTAGTGCTGATTTTTATAAAAGGGTTAGCGATAAGCTAAACCTAGAGACTGTTTTGGACTCTACTGAAATTGTTCGGGCTTCAAAACCAGATGCGTTTGTTAGCGTTTATGGGAACGATGTTTACTTTGGATCTTCTGGTAGACCTTCTTGGAATATCACTACAGATCTAGCTAGTTCGGCAGATATGCAGATTGCATCTGAACAAGCGTCTACTACTTATTATTTGTACGTTAAAGACACTGGCGAGACTGTGATTAGCGATACAGCTCCTTACGAGCGTTGGGATCTTTGTGGTCAATACCACCCACACAATCCGTGGCGATGTGTTGGAAGGGCTTATAACAACGGAAGCTCGAACTTAACGTACAGTGCTGGGTTGCTTGATCGTCCTGTTTTAATTCTAAGTGGTGTATTTACAACTCCATATACTGCTAATGACCCATTAATTTTTGGGACTTTGGAACTAGACTCTAGAGATGGCTATGACCCCGTTACTGGTATTTATACTGTTCCTTTGACTGGAGTTTATTCCATAACTGGCATGGCTGGCGGTAATTTTACTGCCGCCTCTGTTTGTGCAATTGTAATTAATAATGGCGCAGTTACTCCAGACGGAAGAACTATCTCTCAAGAAATTAACGGCGGAGCCATGACAATGGGAACTAGGCTGGTTCTTCTTAATAAGGGCGACACGCTCCATTATATAGCTAACGCCAGCGCAACGACTTCTAATGCAGATCAAAGCTATTTGGCTATTTATTTACTAGAAAAATAAATGACCAACTCACAACGCGATCTAATGTTTAAGGTGATGAACGGTAGGGCAGAAGTTTTGCCTTACCTTCACCACTTCACTCATTACGCGCAGTGTGAGCTCATTCTAAAATGGCTCGTTAAGTCACGACTGGTTGGTAAGGAGTTCCTTGACTGGAGCGCTAAGTCATTTGGGAATAGCTTAATGGGACCGGCTCAGTTTATCATTTCGAAGGTGACTTACTCGGACGGTAAAATTGAATTAGGCAGGGACTGGGTTCAATGAATGAATTGAATGAGAAGACAAAGACCACACTAGGAATTGCTATCGTTGCAATTGGTGGAGCTGCTATGTGGGTAACTTCTATTTCAATTAACGTCGCCGAGAGTAACGAGAAGTTAAAAACTATCGAGACGGTCCAGGCTAAGTATTTAGAAAACATGTCTGAGATAAAATCAGACTTGGCAGTTATCAAAGCGCGTGTAGAATCTGTAAATAACAAACTAGGGGGATCTCATGGACGGTGATGTGATTTTGAATTTCTTGGTGGGCCTTCATCCTGTGCTACCTTCTGTGCTGGGTTGGGTTGGCTTTGTTGCTGTAGTGTTTATCGGAGTGGTTGCGTTGAGCCCTTGGAAGGGTGACGACGAGGCATTGGCTAAGGTTAAAGCTATGCCAGTGATCGGCTCACTCCTTGCTGCGCTTGTTAAATTCAGCCCATTTAAGCCGAAAGAATAATTGGCTACATTCATGGCTGTGATCGATCTGCTGAATAAGCTGATTGATCTAGGCAAACAGATCGCCAAGGTCGCCAAGGATGGTGCAGTGGTCGCGTGGGTGAATGACCTTCACTCGTCTATTGATCAGCTTGAGAAGGCTAAATCACTGGAGGAGAAAGTCAATGCGGCTCGTCGCTTGTCTGATCTTACTCGCCGTATCGGCTAGTTGTGACAACGGACCTAAAGTTAACTGGTGCGTTACTGATCCAGTCGCGTGGGGTTGCGCTGACGGATCGAGCGCAGCTCCAGAGACTTTCGAGAACTGGGCCTGCCTGTCACCTAGAGACACGGAGCGATTACTAAAGGCATGCGAAGATCGCGTTCCGGCCACTGTTAACTACTGCGTTGTAGCTGAGGGTGGGCTTGATCTGATCTGTGCTGACGGAAGTTTTGTGACGATAGTTCAAGGAGTGAATTATCCGTGTTTGAGTGGATCCGACGCAGAAAGGTTGCTGGACTATTGCGCAAGGCGAAGGCGCGGCGCATGAACAAACTCAGAAGCCTATTATTAAAACACGAGGGACTCAGGCTAACCCCTTATAGAGACACCGTTGGTAAGATGACTATCGGTTGTGGCCGAAACCTAGACGATGTTGGAATATCCCAAATTGAAGCCCTTCTGATGCTTAATAATGATTTAGACCGGATACAAAAGGAAGCAATCGAGAACTTTACTTGGTTTAAATCTATCGACACTGTAAGACAAGATGTAGTACTAAATATGCTATTCAACCTAGGATTATCTAGGTTTCTAAAATTCAGGAGATTCATCTCTTGGATGTCTGTTCAAAATTATGAGAAGGCATCCGAGGAGATGTTAAATTCATTATGGGCAACCCAAGTAGGGTACAGAGCAAAAGAGCTATCAACGATGATGCTAACCGGAATGTACCCAATAGAAAAATAGAGCAGTGTAGATCGTGTTTATTATTTCTTGAAAGAATAAAATCTATTCATAAAAACGGCAAGGACATGTACTTCGATGATAGTGGTCGGCCATGGAGAGGTAACCAATGCCCATCATGTTATCGTAAATACCAAACAATAAAAAACAGAGAAGCAGGACACAAGCCTAGAGATTTAATTACAGAAAGAAAGAACAAGAAGGCAAGAGACGCTGAAATATTAGCTGCAGCCTATTTTAGAAATAATGGATTTCAGGTGGATTTAACATCTGGAATGGGCCCAGATCTAATTCTTAAAAAAAATGACCTGACTTTAACTTGTGAAGTAAAATCGACGACTGAAAGTAAATACCACCCAAATTGTTTTATTGTTGCCAAAATATCACCAAATAGAATGGAAGACGATATCGTTGCTATTGTTCTTCCTTCTGGAGTTGTACACGTTGAGCCAATGAAGTCGCACTTATCTAAGTGTCAAAAACATGGAGCCAGATCAGTAACTAAATTAATAAGACGCCGTAGATGGGTTGGAGCAGAAGAGTGCTCTCCTGAAGATAAAAAAATAGCTACAGACCGAGCAAAACTGGCATCAACTAAACATGGGAGATATTCAAAAAAATGAAGACGTCATCGGCAAAATCTAAAGGTCGCCGTTGTGGCGCTGAAGTAGTCGAGCTATTAGAGAAACATTCAGAACTAACACCCGATAACTTTATTATAACACCCAGTGGCGTTACTGGGCCTGATGTTTATTTATCCCCTGAAGCTAAGAGAAAGTTCCCGATTGTTATTGAATGTAAAAATCAAGAATCGATCGCAATTTGGAGTGCGCTAGAGCAGGCTAAGAGTCATCAGAAATCAGACGCTGAAGTGCCTGTGTTATTCTTCCGCAGGAATCGAAGCGAGTTGTTTGCGTGCTTACCTGCTGATGATTTTGTGAGGATTTTATCAGATGCAAATAGCTAACATTCTGGAGATTGCTGGGGTTAGTGTTCTGACTCTCTGTGCGTTGAGTGGTGTCGGGTACTTCTTGGCTTTTAGATACCTCAACCGGAGCGTCAAGAAGTTCACGGACGCGGTCGCCAAACAAGACGCTAATCCTCTTCAGCAGAGCGTGTTCCAGATCTACAAGGAGCTGTCGTTGCACGATTACATTACGCGTGAAGCTGCTGATAGATTCAAGAAAGAATACAGAAAGAAGTTGTCGTGAAGATTTATAATTCAGACCGTGAGTTGGTCGAGGTGGATGGAGTTAGTTTTTTAGTTATCACTTTAGAGCCAGGTGAGTTGGTTCAAGTGGGAGCAGCTAAGGTAATGGTCCGGCGCGTTAAGGGTAAGTCAGTACGATTATTGATCGCAGCTCCAGAGGATTTAGTTGTGAGGCGTGAGAAGTTAGTTCAAGACTTATGAGAAAAAAAATTGATCCTATAGTTAGGTTTATGGATAAAGTTTTAAAACAACATGATGGGTGCTGGCGGTGGACTGGAGCCGTAACCTCAAGAGGATATGGTTCGTTTGGTTACCCCACTAGGTCAAAGTGTGTTTCTGCACACAGATTTAGCTACTCTTCATTTATAGGTCCAATAGAAGCCGGTAAATTAATTTGTCACAAGTGCGATAACAAGTGGTGCGTAAATCCAGATCATCTGTTTATGGGTACTGGCTCTGACAATATGATGGACTGCGTAAATAAGGGCAGACATCCAGAGCAACGTAAAACTCATTGCATAAAAGGCCATGAATATGACCTATTAAATACAAAATTTATTACCAGGAAGGATAGGCCTGGTAGGTTTAGAGATTGTAGAGAATGCAGAAGAGCTTGGAAGAAGCAGTATCGTATGAAACAATTACCGAGTCCGACAGCGATCCAGGAATAGGGTTTTCACCCGAAGCTAAAGGACCTGTGCGCACCTCGGAGGCGTTTGAACATGGAGGTTTGAGCGCCTCCCTTACTGAAAGGATAGTTTGTGAAATACTTGATTTTTGTAGTTTTATCGCTCATCGTTTTTTCTAGCTGCTCCACTCGTCGCGCCTTGGTTAGCGACTGTAAGCCAATGGGGCCTACTTACTTCGATTGTAAGCATCACCTAGACCTTTGATTGGTAGGGGCGATATCTCCAGAGTGGGCAGATCGAAGTTGTGCAGCCGCCAACTCGTTCGGTTACCTCTTCGTAGCCGACACATTCTTGACACTTAGCCTTGATAGCTGCTGACTTAGATAAAACACCCTGAAACGATCGCTGCGCACTCGTCCTAAACTTAATAGGGATGGTTTTTAATATCGTTTCTTGTCTAGGAGTCATAACCATCGTTTCGCGCACACGTTTCGCGCCAAACTGAATAGTCTTCTCTTTTGGTTTTTCTTGATTGTCCATGTAGATTATGTACTACACAACGCGTTATAAGTAAACTAACCAGTGAATACTTGACCATTGTAAGCCATTCGACCATTTATGATCTGAGGCGTGTATCTGGTGTAAGTCCCATCGGGGAAGAACTCGAATATCCCGAACGCGTGCACCCAGTTGTTAGGCTTACCCTTCAGGAACTTCGCATCGAGCCGGCAGAGGCAACCAAGGCTTGCTGCCTCCATCGGTCCATCCATGCTCGTCTCGCCGTAGTTCTCTATAGAATGCATATGGCCATAAAATATATTGCTCTTAAAAACGCTCATGTGTTTTTTGGCGTGAGCTGGCCCAGTGTAAATGCCGTGAGTAAAATGAGCCTTGCCGATCTGAACAAGATGATTGAGTTCAAAAAACTCGTAACCAAACTTCTTTAACCCGAGAAGCGTTTGAATATTTATTTCAATATCTAACTCAGCTAGACCGTCGAATAATTCTGGCATCCTATTGAACGCTTGATTGATCCACGCACTGTGATTCCCCTCTAGGAAGATTCTAGTTGTTACAGTTGGAGTTGCGACGTGCATTCTAGCTAAAAGATCTCTACCTGTTTTTAACTCCGGAACTATCCTTCGAGGCTCAAGACTATCTGCAGGCCAATGGCTAAGACCTTCCGCGTCAATAAAATCACCTAAAATTAGATGCACGTCTGGCTTGTAGTGCTCCATGAACGACACAAAAACATTGATCGCTTTCTTGTCTGCAAACTTCGCATGAGTATCAGGCTGCGCGATTAGTTTTAGAACTGGCGGATTCCCTGCGCGTGCGAATAATTCTTTTAGGTCTAGGACGTGGCGAAAGAATCCTTGGATCTGTTCTTTACGAGAGCACAGAGCGTTGTATTTTTTGATTAGTTTATCTGGCTCGTCCGCTGGCTTAATCTTCTTACTCATATCGAGGCCAGCCGCGTGGCACATCTGAGTAAACCCGCCGAATGCGTCGATTAAATTCCTGCCGTTTTTTTCTCTTTCAAACTCACGCCTGCTGGGCGTTCTTCCTAGGGATAGAGCTAACTCTTTTAGCAGCACAAGGGCGTTGTGTTTTTCCATCCCCTTAAATGCTGAGGGTAGAATTAAATTAGGTCAAGGAACTATTGTTTGACGCAGCTAAACCCTACGACTGTCTCACCGTTGTAAGCCACGTAGCACTGTGCACCTTGTGCCCATTGCATCTCGATGCGCACCGGCTGAGATCCTCCTGCTGAGCCACAACCTAAGACGATCAAGATCATAAAAGTAATCGCTAGAATTTTTCTCATATAGTCTCCTGTAAAATTGTGGGGTGAAATTATAGGGCGACGCTATTGGTAACGAGGCGCGTGCGTTTAACTCCCGTGATCCAGCGAGACGGGAGCCCTATTAATTATTTATATCCTTTAATCGACTCAAACAAAAACTGAAGCCTTAGAGGATCATCTACTCGAAGCATCTCTGCGCCAAACTTCTGAGCTATAAAATCTTGAACATGCAAACATATTAAGTCTTTGAGTGATCTGTTTCCGCCTATTGTTAACTCAAATTCGTGCTCGTTAATCCCGTTCTGAATTGCTTCGTCTAGAGTTTTTGGAGTGCCTACACTCATATCATCCTGCCTTCTTTGATCGGACTGTTACCTTACGAAACGAAGTAGCTTTGACTAAGCCCTTCTCCCTGATGAGATCCTCTAACCCTGACTTGCGGAACTCAGGCATACCCGCGATTGACTCACGCTGTGCATCCTCAACCATCACGATAAAATCTTTGGTCGAGCATGTGCCAGCGTCTAGGAGGACTTGCCTGATCTCCTCCTTCTCGGCAGTCATCTCCTTGATCTTGTCGTCGAGCTGTTTAAATCGGCTGACTTGTGCGTTTGATGGTTTCATTTTGCGCTCCTTCTCGTTTGTAACTTAAGGTTATAGTATCTGATATAAATAGTCAAGTACTATTATACGAGAGATGGCGTGCGCAATAGACCCTATAGGCGTTTAAACTGTGAACTGGTGGAAGCAGCTAGGACAGACGGCCTCTTTAGGCTTCTTCTCTTTCTTCTGGGGTGGATCGATATCGAATGATTTAAGTCCAAGTAGGTCTAAATCTAGTGGGCCGAGATCGGCTAGATCTGAATTAATTCCTGAGAAGTCTAACTCGCTCCACGCTGCTATTCCATTATCCGATTGAACGTAAGCGTACTCCTGCTCGTCAGATTCAAAGTCCTGATAAACAACTGGAGCTGTGGTCCATCCGTTTTGTTTGATTGCGGCTAATGTTCCGTGTCCCTTGACGATGCAGCCTGACCGCTTAGAGACAACAATCGGCGCACGCAGCCCCTGATACTCTAAAAGTTTAGCGAGTCTTTCGATCTGATCTTGCGGGTGACTATTTCGATTACGAGGGAACGGCTTAAGCAAGTCTACATTTACCAACTCGGAATATACGCAATGGATTTTCATTTAAAACTCTCGTTAGATTTTCTTCTGTTATTGGACGTCGCTATTTTAGTTTTGGCGTGTCGTTTATTTAGGACATAGAAGTTTGTAAAATATTTATCGAAACGTATTCTTCCGGTTGCGATACCGGCGATGGCAGATCTAGATAGTTTGTGAGACTCGGCTAACTCGTTGGAGCTAAACTTACTGTAGTCTCTTATAATTTTATAAGCTTCATCGTCCGATATTTTAGCCATCGCATTTGATTGACCAACACCAGACGTTCCGTGAGCTATTTTGTGTTTGTTATTTTCTTTAATTGTTACCCAAGAAATATTTGATAGTTCGTTGTTTAAAGGGTTGCCATCCAAGTGGGCTGCCTGATGATTTTCAGAAGGCTGCGGACCTACCCATGCGAGCAAAATTGCTCTGTGAACGTATAAGTCTTTTAATTTGCCATTTATTGTGACGCTCATTCTGGCATATTTTGACTTGTATCCGCCCATTCTCCATCGCATCTGACGCGCTCGAACTGACTTAAGTCTGTGGTTCAAATTAAAAGCGCAACCACATCGAGAGATAAAATAGCCGGGGTGTCCCGGTATCTCCGCTAAATCTTTAGCTCGCTGAGTGATCATGTAAGACAAGTAACCAACTATCTACTCCTCGTCAACGAACTTAGCGATGCGACTCAGTGAAGTGGTTCTAAAACTCTCGGAGCCATCAGGTAACGCCACGAGTATAGTCACGCTCTCACCATTCACTAACCACACCTTGGCACGCATCGGCTCACGAGCGAACTTACCAGAGTAAGGCATCAGCCAGAGAACTTCGTCATCCTTACGGAACTTGGGTTTGCGCGTCATCTTTTGCCGGACCATATAAAACCTTGATCTGCTGACTCTTGAGTAAAATGTGGAATTGATGTTCTCTGATCTGCGAGTCCGCGTTCGCAATGACATCTAAATGCCCAAATTTCTTTCGATGGTAATTTGTTAGCCAGATAGACACCGTTATCAAAACAGTAATCGCAATTCACGACTACGTTAGAAAATGGAACTTCTTCGGATCTATTTTTTTTTGACTGCCACTCTCTGAACCCGTTTGCTGATTCCCTAATCTCTGACAAAAGTGGGGCTTGTCTAGCAGATCCAATCCATTCGTCGCATGAGTTCTTAAACCAGACGGAAGGCAGCGACTCAACAACGCGCCAAATAATTTGAACCACGTCATCGCTGTATACGTTCTTCCACCTAGAGCTGAGCCTATTAATTTGTAAATTAAAATCAGAACTGTTCACTTTGTACTCCTTGGTCGGCCAGTATTTCTTCTATCGGTCTAGGACCAGATCTGTTTTGTTCATTCACTGGCTCAATCCAATCTCTCCACTCGCTCATGAACGTGGAGAAGTGTTTTATAAACTTAGGATCTTCAACGCTGCGTTTGCAATAGGTTGAATAATTGTTGACCGCTATAGTAAGTTCTTCGAGTTCCTTATCAGTTTTGATTTGCGCTTTTGCTATTTTCATCCCTCGGTGCTTCCCCTGCTTCCTTGGGTATTGTTGGTACAAAAACTCTAAGTCCAAGCTTGCCTTGGACGGTGTATTTTCTTCTCTCTTCTTTCTTCTCTCTTCTCTCTTCTCTCTTCTCCCTGTACTTGACTCACCACTTGGCACCCTCTTGCCTCCCCACGTTCCTTGTAATTCTACCCACTTAGCGCATTTAAATGTGAAGATCTCGCCGTCTAAATCTTCAACTCTCAACAGCGAGTTGGAGTCGAGTTGAGCACAAAGTCGTCGTAACCTTAATCTGTTATAGCCAGAGAGTCGCGACAAAGTGCCCCAAGGAATTGACGCCTGCCCTGGGGTATTTTTGTCCTCAAACTGAGCGAGACATTCCAAAATTATCCAGTACAAAAAAACCGCATCTTGTCTGTTTTGGTCAACGAGTAATTGAAGAGATCCTTCTGAAGCTGTAACGAAATGTTTAAACCAAGTGCGACGATGAGAAGCCAAAATACCCCCTACTACAATCCAAGGTTGCGCTACGTTGCGTGCGCTAGTATGTTAGCCTCGGATTGTTTTTCAGCACCTCAATCTCTACTCCAGAAGAGGCGGTTTTTAAACTTAATCTTCTGGGGTATCTTTTATTAAAATAAGTGTTTACTTCTTCTCTGTAATACTATAAGTCATCTCTCGAATCGGCCAATTAAACATTTATAAATTTCGCCTTAAACGAAGCAGGCGGATTAATTAGGTCCATCGCAGCACACCTTCACCGGTCGATTCAACTGCGGTGGGCCTAAGTAACAAAGGAGCCAATGATGGTTACCAAGAAGAAAGATGCGAAATATTTAAAATGGGAGAAGAACGTTTTAGAAGCTAAGCAACTTTCAAAATCTTCAAAAGATAAGCCTTATATTAGAATTGCTCAATTAGCCTTAGAAGTGTGTGAAATATCTTGGGGCGGCGCGAAGAAAAAAATAGCCGGAAACCCATATACGCTGACTAGATTTGCTAAAGAGATTGGCGTTAATCCAAAAACTCTATCTAATTACTGTGCTGCATATCGAGCAGTTCACGCAAGAATACCAAAAAACCTAACGGCTAATCTTAGTTTGTCAGAAGTTAAACATATTGCTGGCGGGATTACTAAAGACACGCCAACAGAAGAAGTGATCCGTTTAGTTACAAATCACAATTCAATTCATTCCTACGAACGTAAAATATCTAGGTATATGCGGCATCTTCGTAGTCTTAGTAATAACTTTAAAAACGGTGGCGCTGCTCTGGCTGTAAGTGAAGAGCTTCTGCAAGAAATTACATTTTACTGTCAGGCCATTTTAAAAGCCATAAAAGCTGATCGTGAAAATATACGCGCAAAAGATAACGGTTTGGCTCGCAAACACGATAATAATGGCAGATCTATTGCGGCTCATGATTTAGGGAGAAATTAAAATGGACACGCGAACGCTATTAGTATTATCAGCAGAGTACCGAGCGATTATTGATGCTACAGCGGGAGAAGTTACCCCAGAAGTTCAAGTCCTAGAGACTGAGCTAATGAACAAGGTCGATGCCTGCTACGTAGTTGTAGAAGAACTAAAAGCAGCAGAACAACGCTGGGCACAAGAAGAAGAGTTTGCCCGTAATAAGAAGAAGGCGTTTGCCGCTGCTCGTGAGCGATTAAATAAATACGTTAAAGAAGCGATCCAGTTCAACGGCACGATTGAGCTCACCGGAGAAGAGTACAAAGCCAAGCTAGTGCGCAACGGCGGGATTGCGAAGCTGGAATTGGACGAGGCAAAACTTCCTAAAGAGTATTGGAAGCAAGTAATAACAACAGAACCAGACCGAGAAATGATCCGCAGCACAATCGAGGCAGGCATTCCAATTGAAGGCGCGTCACTATCTCGTGGTTATTCAGTCAAGTGGCAGAGAAACTTAAGGGAGCTAACGTGATAGATAATAAAGCGCGTGAAGAAATAGATGAAGCAGAAGAGTCATTTATAAAAGAGTTAAGTTCTTGGGCCGGCAAATACGCTTCAGAATATGCCGCATCAGTAAGGTTACTGCGCAAGTTGTTGCGATCTCATCAAATTGCTGAAGAACTATACAGGAACCATAGCCACAACCACTCAGAACTATATTTTAAAATTGTGACCGAACGAATGAATAATAAGGAGCTAATGTGAATAAAATATTTACAGCGATACCGGCGATTGCCTTAGATCTATCTGCAATTGGTAAAGATCAAGTAAACAAGATGCAGGGATTTAATTTTAGAGGCATCGACGATGTTTACAAAGAGTTGCACACCAAAATGTCTAAACACGGTGTGTTCTCTGTTCCGGAAGTTTTAGAATCAAAGAGGGAGGAGCGCACAACTAAAACAGGCGGCGTGATGACTTACACCATCGCCAAGATTAAATATAAATTCTACGCTGATGATGGCTCTTGCTTTGAAGCTGTTGTCATTGGAGAGGGTGCCGATTCAGGTGATAAATCTTCTAACAAGGCGATGGCGATTGCACATAAGTATGCACTCACTCAGGTGTTCTCAATTCCGACTAGCGATAACGAAGAAGATCCAGATAAATATTCACATGAAGTAGTTCGTAAAAGTACCGCTTCGTTACCCGTTCCACACACACCGGTTAACGCAGTAGTAAAGCCGGCGGCTGGGAATAGCAATTCCTCACCCACATCCTCTCGGTCGCCGGATTTTCTTCAGCACGCTAATTCATTCGGAGCAGTGGAGTGGCACCCAGGAGATAAAGAACGCGACGACGTTTTGTTCATGCTTAAAGAAGTTCAGATCCCTGTAGAGAAGCTGCGTCAGAGATTAAAAGCTAAATATAATAAGAATGTTTTAGCTGAGTTAACCCGAGCTGAGTACGACGAGCTGCTTCTAGCTATCACGGATGGATTTCTAAAATGAGTGAGCGGGTATTTGTTATCGCAGCGGTGGGAATATTTATCTTGTGCGTTGCGCAAGTCTATCGCTGGAACAATCCAGATTACCCGTCGATTTGTAAACCTAACGAACGAGTGACAACTAAATTTCGTAATAACAAAGGAGTGACAACTGTGCTCCTAGACTGTGAGAGAAAATAAAATGGCTATCAATACTATCGTACTGGGCGGGAATGTTGGATCGGATCCTAAACTTGATTACACGGCTAGCGGTCTCCCAATCCTCAGCTTCTCGCTGGCGTATTCAGAGAAGAAGGGCACCGAATGGACACCGTCAGAATGGTGGAGCTGTAAAGTATTCGGCAAGTACGCAGAGGCAATTCACACCAGTGGACGCGGCCCTAAGAAGGGTGATCGCGCAGTAGTTGCTGGTAAAGTCCAACTTCGAGCGTATCAAGCTAAGGACGGCACGCAGAAGTTTAACCACGATATTCTAGTGGAAGATCTACAAGTCATTCCTAAACGCGAAGCACAGCCGCAACAGTTTGAAGCCGGTCAAGTTGGTGAGCTGCATCCAGAGGACTTGATCTAATGAAGTCGCTAGTTTTTAAAATAAATGGAGAGGTAGTTCATACCGCACACGTGGTCGGATTAATCGTTAAAGACATGGAAGGATCATGGAAGAATTATTATTTAAAAGATGATGAGCGACAGGTATCAATTGAAGAAGTTAGTTCTGGCGTTTTAACTATCAAAGAACACCTAGACGAAGTTAAGCGGTTAATCGGATGATATTCGCCATGAGAGATTATCTAGATATTCAGGAGCATATCAAGGCGGTGGACGCACACAAGCGTAGAGCTAGACGCATTGCGCTGCTTTGGTTTTTCATTGTGGCGTTCGTAGTTAGTTACTTTGGGCTTGGAGTCATGCGTGCAGAGGCAGCAATCTGCCAAGTATTACTCAGCCGCGACTACGGTGACAAGGTTGAGCTAGTAGCTAACGCCGATGGGTTTCAAGTCGGATACCTCTACTACCGCATGGTGGATACTGAGCGAGCTACTGTGAACGTGATCAAGATCCAAGACGAGTACAAGGGGCAAGGCATTTCAAAGGCGCTATTCTACGGAATGCTCCAGAGAGAGAAGCAGATTAAGCACATCGAAGCAATTCTGATTCAAGACAACTTGCGCGTGTCAGGACTTTGGAATGCGCCCCAAGACGTGAGCGATGAGCGGTGCTTCGAGGCAGCGAACCGGACGCCATTCGTAAAAGCCTGGAGGCGTTTCGGTTTTGAACTTGTAGAGTGTTATCACAACGCGATGATTGGATCGCTGGAAGTGGAGTTAAAGCTTGGAAATAGGTAAACCACTCAGCGAGAAAATTGCTGACTATTCAGCCGGTGATTACCATGTCACCGCTGGAATATGGCGAACAGATTTTGGGCATCACACTTACAGCTCTTTTGAGATTGGGATTAGAGAGTTGAAGACCGCTAAATTTCATCTTTTACAAAACATGAACTTTACCCATCAAAGCGTTCAAGAAGTGGCGAACGCAATCGCGATGCTATTAGGGGACAACACACAGAGCTACACGCCTGAATGGTGCATTACATGGTTTGGGAGAGAAACATGACCTTCAACCATAAGCTACCGCTGCTACTTCTCGCCGCTGTCCTGATCTACTGGCTCTGGGTGCCTCTCATGTACTCACCGATATCTGCGCTAGACGTTGAAGTAACGATAGAGGATGTGAAGCGATGAGTTACTTTTGCTACGTTCATAACTGGACAAGCCCGAATTATAGTTGTCCCGAGTGTCACAAGACCGAAACCTACGTTTCGAGCAGCACAGAATTAAAGCTAACAGCGGACGTAAAGTTTGAGAGTGTTTTAGCGGCAGAGAATAAAAAACTATGCGACGAGCTGTCAGAAATGACAACCAAACTCTACTACCAGCGCGAACGACTTCAGCAAGCGGAACTGGAGCGCGACGAAGCACTTGCGAACGAACAGGCCAGCGCCACTGCGTATGCTGAGGTAAATGCGGAACTGGAAGTAGCGAGGGATATGATTAACACGGCGGTTAAAGCGTGGGGTGATTATGCGCCTGTTCCAAACTCTAATGCCGGTAGAATTTTGCGTGACATGAAGGCGATGATAGCTGGCGCAGAACCAAAGAGTCGGGGTGAGTGAGATGAGGACACGCAAAAGAGTCTATATAGATTTTACATATTATAATTCGGATATGTCCGACTGCCCAATAGCGGCTAATTTTACTAAGTCTGATCCAGATGAGATTGCGTTTATTAGAGAATCGGACGCTAAGAAAGAAGTTGACCGGATAGAATCTGAACTCGCAATAGCGAGGGAGGCGTTGGTGAAAATTGGTGGTACGGATGAAATATTCGAGAAAGAAGAATTTATTCTATGCGCGTGTGAAGAATCTCACGCCTATATGCAAATGAATAAGCGTAGACGCAATACTGCACGCACCGCGCTTGCCGCTTTGTCTGGCGCTGAACCAAAGAGTCGGGGTGTCGATAGTGACTAAGGCAAAACATCCAAAACCTAGATCAACCATTTGTTGGCTGTGCGGTCGCAGGTTGCGGGGGAGAATCCATTTCAAAGAGATCGTAATTGATGGCCATCCTAGAATTTTGCATAAGGATTGTGCCAAGAAACAAGAACCAAAGAGTCGGGGTGCCAATGGACTTTGAAACGAAGGCGCGGGAGGCTGCTTGTAAGCATTCCAATATTGATGAGTTTGTTGGCGACGATGGGATTGGAACGGGTTTTGCAATTCAGGCGCATAACTCTTTTATCATTGGCGCCCAGTGGTCCCGCACCGAGACAATCGCGGAAATTTTGGGGATGCTGCGGAGTGAACCGGCAATTTCTATGATGGATAAATTTTCGCGTGAGTGGGCAGACTGGTTATCGAGCCAGCTTAAAGAGGGGGTGGGGGTGAATCTTGACTGAAGAAGAATGGTTCAAAATATTTGAAGATGGATGGGTGTGGGATATTAAAAATGGAAAATTTGTTAGACCAGAAACAGGGGAAGTAGATCTCGGGGAATATGAAATCAAAGATCATTATCATCTGTAATAAAAAATACCGCATCAAGAAGTGTCCTAAGTCCATCTCAGTGCTTCAGTGGGAGGGATCTTCTGTAGGTGGTAGGTGGGTTAAAGTATGTGACAAGATGCGAGCTATTGTAATCGCTGACGCCTTAGCTCAAGATAGCAAGAATGTTTAGTAAGCCTGAAAGAGTTATTGATAAAGCATATCTAGCTTGGGTTAGGGAGATGAGCTGCTTAGCTTGTAACAAGTACCCGAGTGAACCAGATCATATCAAGACAAGAGCGAGCGGAGGCGGGGATGAACACTGGAATATTTGGCCCTTGTGTAGGCGGGATCACGCGCTGCGACACTTAAAAGGCCTGCGCTACATGACTAAACACTACTTAGCCTGTAGAAGATTCCTAGATAACAACGGATGGACTTATGAAGAACACACTCAGAAATACATACACGCATCTGACAGTCTCCCAGATCCTGGAGACAGTTCCAGTTCACTGCAACCGATGCGGATCACCACCGAGCAGAGCACTAACGAACTATGATCCAGTCCTGCTTAGGGTAACTATTAGTGCCGAGTGTCACGGTGAGGAGATCTCTAAGAACATCTGCTCCGTATCTCTCAGGCATGACCCAGAGAAGCACCTAAGCGTATTCACAGCTCCTCAGGGCGGTATTTACTAACCCCATTGCGCTAGACCTAGAACATCTGCTACCTTAGTTCTTTAACCACTAGGGCGAACGCCCAGGAGAACTCCAACAGTGGCTGAGATGGGTAGGCCTAAGAAGGCCTTTGATCTAGATCAATTCGAGAAGCTATGCGCACTGCATTGCACTAAAGAAGAAATAGCCGCCTGGTTTGATTTCTCAGAAGACACACTAGAAGCAAGAATGAAGGAGCATTATGACTCCACTTTCTCGGTGGTATTCCGACAAAAGAGGTCTGGTGGTCGCGTATCACTAAGACGCAAGATGATGGAAGGCGCGATGGGCGGTAATGTTGCGCTTTTAATATTTCTGTCAAAAAATCTTTTGGGCTATGGCGACAGAGTCGTAACCGAGACAGGTAAAGAGAACGAGCAATCTAAATTAGTCATCGACTTTGGTGCTGATGATCTTCCGCCCGTTTAAGCAGCAGAAGCAATTCCTACTAGACAAGCACAGAGTACGAGGAGCATTTGCCGGAAAGAGATCTGGCAAGAGTGAAGTCGGTGCGGTCGAGTCTGTTATCCACACGGAGCAGAAGCACGGCTTCGTAGACAACGGGATTGATCCCTATATTGGCATTATCGTAGCGCCAACTCACGCGATGCTTAAGCGTCTTAGCATGATGAAGTTCTTAGCTTACGCGCAACCATTTAAGCCTCGTCCTGTAGGCGCGGATGTTTACTGGCATAACGGTGCAATTGTTTACGGGATCTCGGCTGATAAACCATCGCGCATGGAAGGGATCAAAGCTAACTGGGTGTGGTTAGATGAGGCGTTCCAAATGAAGGAACAGATCTTTACTGAGGCTAAGGCACGCGTGTCCGATACTCGTGGTAAGATATGGGTTACTGGTTCACTCGGTGTTCAGTATAACAATCCTAAAGCGCACTGGATTTATAAGCACTTTAAACAGAAGCCTGACGATAACACCGCGTGTTTTGAGTGGACTACTGCTGACAACCCTTACTTCCCTAAAGAAGAAATTGAGACGCTTAAAGACTCTTTGGACCCAGTTACCTTTCGCCAGATGTTTGAACTCTCGTGGGATGTTCAAGGGACTAACTTAGTCTACGAGGACCTGACAGAAGCTAACCTGATTACTAACTATAAGTATGATCCTAAGCTACCGACTTATGTGTCTATCGACTGGGGGTATTCACATCCCGCTGCTGTGCTATACTTCCAGTACAATCAAGCTACTGACACAGTTTATCTATTCGATGAGATTCACGCCTCGAAGATGACGCTAGAGGTTATGTGGCAGAAGATGTTAGCCAAGCCTTACCGTATCATGGAATATTATTGCGATATCGCAGGGCTTCAGACCAGAGAGCAGAGCGCGTTATCTAATATTGCGTGGTTCAAACAAGCACCAAGAAATGTGCATTTTAAGTATCGCACCTCTGCTATTGCGCACGGCATCTCCCTTGTAAGATCTTATATCCACAACATGAGAGGCCAGCGTAGACTTTACATTGATCAAGTGTCTTGTTCTAAAACGGTAGACGAGTTTAGAAATTACTCCTACAAGGAGCGTAACGGGGAAGTAACAGAGACACCTAACGCAGATGGTGAGGATGCCTTGGCAGCGCTTAGGTATTTCTTTATTAATAAATTAGATTACACTCGCACTAAAGACAGCTTTGAAGAACTGAGCCGATGGCAGCTCCAAGGAAGATAAAATGATTCTATCAGATGGTCAGATTAACCAGATTGTTCAAGAGATCGCAGGCCAAGAAGAAGTAGCTCGCAGAGG